TTTTCGTATGGTATGATTAGACATAATCAGAAATCAAGAGGTTACAAATGGTTGACAGAATTACGATGAACAAGGGAGTTTTCCTTGGTTATGGTAGCACAGAAGACCTAGAGCTTGTAGGTCGTGCCTTTGGATATGATATCTACATTGAGAAAGAAGAACGCACATATAATGTTGTGTGGGTCTATGACCGCAACATAACCAAACGGGTTCGCACTCCCTATGGTGACATGGACACTCGCCATCGCATTGCTGCAAAGGTAGAACTGTCGAAAGAGCGTGGTGCATGGCATGTTGACCTCTTGAACGTCGATAGTCGTTACAAGGGTAATAACCTTGCAATCAAGATTTATAAGTTCCTCATGAAGAAGATGGATATCACCCTGATGGCTGGTCACTCACAGTCTGCTGGTGGTCGTTACGTTTGGAACAAACTCAACAAGGAACGTGACATTACGGTGTATGCTAAGAAGTCACCCTATTCCAAGTTCATCGACTTCCCCAAGTCTGGAAAGCGTGAGTTGGTTTCCAAGAAGTTTGACCTCTACGGTAGTGACGCAGAAATATTTGCGGTTGCTGCATAACAGGGGTTGACAAAACGAATCCTGCATGGTATAGTTAGACATAATCAGAGAGAGATGAAATATGAAAATTGATACTGTGATTGACATTGCAAAATCAAAAAGACTAGTTGATTTAAATGAAGAGGGAAGAGTAAACCCTACTTATAGACGGTTAATGCACGTCTTAATGGTTTATAAAAAGGTTCATGAAGTTGAAACTGTTGATGATATGCTCAATGACAGTCGATGGAGAGAATGGGAGATAAAGTTTTTACGTTTGCCTGGTGGTGGTAGAAAAACACTTCGTTTATTCAAAGACATAGTTTTTGGTTTAGGATTATATGATTATGAAAAATATTTGAAAAAGTGGAATTAATTGTTGACAGATTCGTTTGAGTGTGGTATAGTTAGACATAATCAGAGAAGGAAAGACAAATGGCTTATGTGAGTAAAGAGACGAAGAAAGAACTTGCCCCTGCAATCAAGAAGGTTCTTGCTGAGTACGGTGTCAAGGGAACCATCAAGGTTAACAATGGCAGCACTCTGGTTGTGACCCTTCGGAAGATTCCTGCTGGACTCTTCACTGACAAAGAGATTGAAAACGGTGTGAACGTCTACCATCTCGGATGGTTTGATGGTCTTGCAAAGAATTTCTTGATGGAATTGCTTGCTGCCATGAAGGGTATAAACTGGTATGATCGGAGTGATTCGATGACTGACTATTTCGATACCGCTTGGTACAACGATATCAAGATTGGTGAGTGGAACAAGCCGGTAGAGGTGATCTGATGAAGGTTGCGGTTATTCACGGTGCGGCAGAAGACTTTGCTCGCACCGTTGCCCTTGTCGAAGTTGCTGATGGGACGAGTGACATTGATGCATGTGAGATTGCATTTACTCTCACCAACTCGATTGATTGCGGTTGGTGGGAGAACGAAGATGTGACTCCCATGTTTGGTGGAAAGACCTGTCGCAGCACAATGATGGGTGACATGGTTCTGGTTGGAACGACTAAGTATATTTGCGATATGGTGGGATGGAGTAAGGTGTAATGATTAAGGCACTGTTGGTTGTCACTCTTATGAGTGGTGCAGAGTATGCAGTGAACATGCCAGACATGAACACATGCATGGAGAATGCAAATCTTGTCGAGGGACAAGGACGGGGTGCAGAGGCAATCTGCATCCCACAAGCAGATAAATCTGCGAAGGTTAAAGATATGTTCACCATGTTTGGTGACATGGTTGAGAGGTTGCAAGAGAATGAACTGGGAACGTCTAGTGGGAAATGCCGAGACAGCTTTAAGGGCATGTGAAGCATCTAAATCAGAATGGGGTATCCAATACTGGTCTAATGTACTGGCATACCTATTGAGGCAGTCTGGGAGACTGAATTGATCAAGGTACTTAGTGATGAAACCTTTGTGAAGGACGATCCTGTTCGTCCTTCTTTATCATATGCATTTCGCAAGTCTGTGGGCGAGATGTTCTACATTGGCGAGGATAAACCTACCGCCATTGTATGCACAGCATTTACAACAGATATTCCAAAAACTGTAAGAGAACTTGCCCTGTACTCACATCCACAGGGTGATAACTGTATCGCATACACTGTATGGAGTTATGCTCCAGGCGCAGGACGTGATATAATCTATGAACTGAGAGACTATGCGATTGAGAATAACTTCAAACGTCTAGTCACATTATCACCTAAGACAGAGATGGCTCGTAAGTTTCATCTTCGCAATGGTGCATTTATTTTGAATGAGAATGAGGAGACAGATAATTATGAGTACGAACTTTGAGAAGGTAGCAGAGTTCATGACTGCGTTTGGTCAGACTGTAGAGACTGAACCCACATGGACAAGTGTATCACAATTACGATACGACCTGATTGACGAGGAACTTAAGGAACTGGGTCAAGCAATCGAAGAGAGAAACATTGTAGAGGTTGCTGATGCACTCACTGACCTTCTGTATGTCGTTTATGGTGCTGGACATTCTTTTGGATTGGACCTTGACAAATGTTTCGAAGAGGTGCATAATAGCAACATGACTAAACTTGGACCAGAGGGTAAACCTATCTATCGTGAGGATGGTAAGGTTATGAAGGGGCCGGGATACCGTGCGCCTGACCTAAAGACCACACTGGGATTGAATGGTGTATGAAACCTAAACACATTCGAGCACACATGCGGGCTGCACATGCATATGCAGAGTGCAGCACAGCAGAGAAACTTAAGGTGGGGTGTGTTCTGGTTAAGGACCACCGTATCATAAGTATCGGATACAATGGTATGCCGAGTGGGTGGACCAATGAATGTGAAGATGAGGTCTATTCTAAAGTATCTAAGATTGCGGTAACAAAGGAGTTAGTTACAAAACCAGAGGTAATTCACGCAGAGGCAAACGCTGTCGCAAAACTTGCGAGGTCAAACGAGTCAGGTGAAGGTTCAGTAGCATTTATTACACATGCACCTTGCCTTTCTTGTGCGAAGATGTTATACTCTGCTGGAGTAAGTGAAGTTGTATATTCACAGTCTTATAGGGAAACTGTGGGTGTGGACTTTTTAGTGAGATGTGAGATACCTGTCTCACAATATTTTTTGGAAGAGGAAGAAAATGGCTAACAATGTAAACACATGCATTGACATGGAAAATCTAAATTCGAATGCAGTTAATCTTATTAAGGAACTGTATTCTAGAGTGCGTGAAACTGAGGACTACAAGTGGTTCGGTGATATGTTTGTTGATGGAACAAACGTAACCTATGAGCAGTCAGAGAAATACGAGTGGACCCTCGAAAACATCGGACCCAAGTGGTGTTATATCGAAGACTTTGAGGACAGCTGTTTCCGCGGAATTGGTGAGAGCGGTTGTACGATTCGAACTGTTTCTGCATGGGGTGCTCCTATAACTGGTGTTGAGAATCTGTTGACTGCAATTGCTGCAATCTGTCCTGATGTTGTTACTGAGGTGACTTATGAGGATGAGATGCCAAACTTTATTGGTGCTAACTTCTACATTGGAGATGAACTAGACGAATCATCTGAGTGGGACTATGATGAAATTCTTGAAGAGGTCAAGAAGCATCATGACATTGAAGAGGACGAGGATGGTGATTTAACAGAAGAGAGTCAGGACATTGTGTGGGAAAATATCTGGGAAACATCCCATGACCTACAACAAGAATTTCTCTCTGAGTGTCGAGGCCGACTAGATGAAGACAATTGAGAGGACAGCTCTATCTGAGTTAATCTCAAACGAGAACTACGCCAGAAAGGTACTTCCACATATGAAGGTGGATTACTTTTCTGACCGTAGTGAACGTATTGTATTCGAAGAGATACAGAAGTTTGTAGATAAATACAACACTCTACCAAACAAGACTTCTATTGAAATTGAGATCGACACTCGCCGTGACTTGAACGAACAAGATGTCAAGGCGGTAATTGATGTAGTTAAGAGTCTTGAGAAAGACGATGATGCGAATTTAGAGTGGTTAGTAGAGACTACAGAGAAATTCTGTAAGGATAAGGCGGTATACAATGCAATCGTTGAAGGTATTCAAATTATTGATGGAAAAGATAAGAATCGAAATGTCGATGCTATTCCGAGCATTCTCACTGATGCCTTGGCCGTTGGTTTTGATAACTCTGTTGGTCATGATTATCTACTTGATGCAGAATCACGGTTCGAATTTTACCACACGGTAGAGGAGAAGATACCTTTCGACCTTGACTTCTTCAATCGTATTACTAAGGGTGGACTACCACCCAAGACACTGAACATTGCCCTTGCTGGAACTGGTGTGGGTAAGTCTCTGTTTATGTGTCACATGGCAGCGAACTGTATGAACCAAGGTAGGAACGTCCTGTATATTTCTATGGAGATGGCAGAGGAACGTATCGCAGAACGTATTGATGCAAACCTCATGAATATCTCTATGGAAGACCTACATAGTCTACCAAAACAGATGTATGATGACAAGATCAACAAGATTATCAAGAACACCACTGGTCAATTGGTAATCAAGGAGTATCCAACTGCATCTGCACACTCTGGACACTTTCGTGGTCTTATCAAGGAGCTCGCAGTCAAGAAGTCATTCAAACCAGATATCATCTTCATTGACTATCTAAACATCTGTGCATCTAGTAGATTCAAGGGGGCAGCAAATGTCAACTCGTACATGTATATTAAATCGATTGCAGAGGAGCTTAGGGGACTCGCAGTTGAAACAAATGTCCCGATTATGTCGGCAACACAGACCACAAGGAGCGGGTACTCCAACACAGATGTTGGTTTGGAAGACACGTCAGAGTCTTTTGGTCTTCCTGCTACGGCAGACCTCATGTTTGCGCTTATTTCTAGTGAGGAACTTGAGGAACGAAACCAAATCGCAGTCAAGCAGTTGAAGAACCGATACAATGACCCAACGATGAACAAGAGATTTGTTATCGGTATCGACCGTGCAAAGATGCGTCTGCATGACCTAGATGCAAGTGAACAGGATGGTCTGGTTGACAGTAACCAGAAAGAAGACACATTTAATGAACCTGTATTTGATAATACAGATTTTGGAGAAGGATGGCAAGTATGAGCATACCAAGAATTAATCCAGACACATGGGAGTATGTATCAAGAGAGGACGATGCTCAAGCATCGGTTCTCTTGCGTGGTGACCATAGGTTCTCTGGTGTAGTCTATTCGTATGGACGCATTAGTGTTCCAGAACCGACACCAGAGGGGTTTGCACAACTCTCGTTTGACTACAACATAGAAGACAACAACAACATTCCTCGCGATGAGTTCGATGAGGATTTCTTTACACTGATTGGTGATATTCTAGTTGATATCATTGAGCAGAGAATGGAAGAAGAAACGCTGATTTATAAAGGAGGCATGGATGAGTAATTTTTTACAGGACGCAATCAAGGCAGCAGGAAACGAGTACGCTGCAATTGTAGATGATGGAGTAGAGGCTGGTGATGTAGAGAACTTTATTGACACTGGTTCATACATCTTCAATGCACTTCTGTCGGGTAGTCTATATGGTGGACTACCATCTAATAAGATCACTGCGATTGCTGGTGAGAGTGCAACAGGTAAGACATTCTTTCTCATGGGTATGGTCAAGAACTTCCTTGATGCGAACCCTGATGCTGGTGTTCTATACTTTGAGAGTGAGAGTGCAATCACACGTCAGATGGTGATTGACCGTGGTATTGACCCCAAGCGTATGGTTGTCATGCCTGTCACCACTGTACAGGAGTTTCGGACACAGGCAATTCGTGTTCTGGATGACCATCTGTCGAAACCAGAAGGTGACCGTCCACAGATGATGTTGTGTCTCGACTCACTGGGTATGCTATCTACCACTAAAGAGGTAGAGGATACGGCAGATGGTAAAGAGACTCGTGACATGACACGAGCACAGGTACTCAAGGCTGCGTTCCGTGTCCTGACACTGAAACTAGGTAAGGCAAAGGTGCCTATGGTAGTCACCAACCATACCTATGACGTTGTTGGTTCCATGTTCCCAACAAAAGAGATGGGTGGTGGTTCTGGTCTGAAGTATGCAGCATCCTCTATCGTCTATCTGTCTAAGAAGAAGGACAAGGATGGTACTGAGGTTGTGGGAAATATTATTCACTGCAAGAACCACAAATCTCGTTTGACCATTGAGAATAAGATGGTGGATGTAAGACTGTCCTATTCCACTGGGTTGGACAAGTACTATGGTCTGTTGGAACTCGCAGAGAAGTATGAAATCTTCAAGAAGGTATCGACTCGTATTGAGTTGCCTGATGGTTCGAAGCAGTTTGGTAAGACTATTCTGAATGACCCTGAGACATACTTCACTGAAGATGTCATGGCTCGACTAGAAGAAGCAGCAGGAAAGGAATTCAAGTACGGTTAACGATCCCATGCCTTGATGGCGGTGAAATTGTTAAAGGAGAACTCCATGCGGTCAACAAGTTTGACCGCATTTCCTTTTACACGATCAATTGCAACGTAACCTTCTGGACTAGTAACCTTATAACCATTGGAAGTGCGAATGAAGGTATCAGTCATCTGACGCACTGAGTTCAGTTTATTCACGATGACCTGTTTTGCTTCTACAAGTAGGTTCTGAAACTGAATAATGTTACCTAGATTCTTGGTGTGCTTCTTGACTTCACGAACATACTCTTTCTGCATGTTCTGATACTTCTTCTTTCCAGCATCACTCTTTGCCTTCTCAATCTGTTTGTCGAAGTGCATTCTGACCCAATCCTCATATCCCTTTGCATGTGCGGATGGATTAGTAATCTTCTGACCTTTACGGACCATGCTGTTGTTGTATGTCTTGAGTGATGCACCAGCAAGATTACCTGTCATACTGTCCTGTAGACGTAGGAACGCCTTTAGTCCATTTGCATTGATACGTTGGAATGTGCGACCTGTATCACTGAGGTATTTGGTTATCAGTTGTGTCTCTTTGTCTGTGAATGTGCTACTTCCAGATGTATCCTTGTATGTTGCATCATCCATCCACACTGAGGATGTCTTCTTGAGTCCCTTGATATCTGCACCAAAGGATGCCTTCATGGACTGTAGATCGTCACCAGTATATGTGGTGTGGAATACAATACCAATCTTTGCACGGCTCATGGACTTACCCAAATCACTGTCAGTAGGAACCGCATATACGATGGTGTTGGGTTGGAATGTGTAGTAGGACACCCCATCAATGGTATCAGTTTCGATGTCGTCGGTAAACATCAAATCACCCTGTAGAACACCCTTTATACCGATTTTAGAGAGTTCTGAGAGGGCTACTTTGAACTTACTGTTCAATGTACCAGACAAGTCAGCATCAATCTCCTCGTTGCTCTTATACAGCTTAGGATTGACGTTAAACACGGATTTCTTTGCGACAAAGAACTTTCCATCTGCTGGGTCAATACCAGCAAAGATTGCGGGTGCGCCATCCCATTTAACTGTCATGTTTACGGAAGAACGGGAACTTCCTGCCAACATATCACGGAGAGAACGGAGAAAGTTAATTGCAGCCCGTCCACCATCAACGCCATAGTTGAGTATTTCGTCTTCAAGGTGTTCAAGATGTAAGTTCTTGCCACCTTTATCTTCAGAGAGGAGTTCTAGAAATGTGTCCATAACAGTATTTATATATCACAGAATAGAATGTGTGTCAAGAGACTTAACTGTGTTCTTGCCAGTTCAATGCGCCAACCGCATCATCATTATTCGTTGTTGCTCTAATTGCGAGTGTGAAAATATCACCAGTAGAACTACCCAATGATCTTGTTAACTGTAATTGGTGATTGAGGTGTGCAAAATCTATATTTGATGCGCCACCCTTTGTATCACCAACAAACACACCTTCCATGATCTTATTGCCGCCAGTTAATGCTGTTGCTGATAAATCATACTCAATATTACTGTCTGATCCAGCAGACACAAAACTGGCACCTGTGAGACTTGTTACGTTAGTAAAAACCTTATATTGGAATGCTGCTTGTTGTAAACCATACAGATCAGCAAACATCGGAACCACAACACCATCTGTTCTACCACTACGAAGTCGAATACTAATTAGTGGTGTGTCAGCGGTATCTGAAATGTTCTTTCCAGTAATGGCAGTTGATACAGAGCGAGAAATGGATGTGTTATTATATCCACCCTCGCTCATTACACTGGAACAAATTTGTTTGAGCGTTGATGCTGAACCTGTAGCACCTGTATTAGTAATCTCATACCGACATGGTAGTGTTGCGGTAGTGATATAAGTGGATAGACCATCATATGCTGCATCACTTGTATTTGCGTGATGGAATGCATGAACAGGAATAAATTGACCATTGACAACAAAACCAACACGAACTGAACCAACACCAAGCCATTCGAAATCAGACCAGAAAATTTGTGCCTTATCAATACTGAGAGTATAACCAGATGGATTTGCGGTGTCTGCATCACCATCCATTGTGTCAATATTCCAGTTTGCCTGTGCAATTTTGGTATCAACTACTGAACCTGTCACTTTACTGCGTTTTACAATATACAGATCAGTTCCATCAAGTTCAAGGAATACGCCATTTTCAGCACCAAAATATCCAACTCTCTGCCGAAGATTAGTCTTACCTTCATTCATCACAAAGGTATTCAATGCCAGTAGTGACTTACCAGGCTGATATGAAAACACTCTCTTTGTCTCACGAATAATCTCGTCACCACTAGATGTGCCAAGAGTAATATCCATCAAACCTTGACTGGCATTATGTGCTGATCCAGAGTTGCCGGAGTTATCTGTTTCACTCTCTGACCACTTATCTGTATTATCACCATATCGTAGTGAGGAGTCAAATAGTGTATGTGGATTGGAAACTCTAAGACGACCAAATGCGTCATTCACTGTAGAACGGTTTGAATAACCAATTGCCTGTGTAATGGTGACAGGGAATGGATTTTCTGTAGTGACAACCTCACCATTCTTGTTTGCAATCATTGGTACTTCAAATACTTTGTTGTCATGTCCAAATGGACCATATGTTTGCAAGTCAGCTCTGAAATTTGCCATGTGTTCACTCCTATAGAATACTATTTATAAGTTCCTTGACAGATTGGGGTAAATGATATATAGTCATCATATGTCTTTTTATACAAATGTTCTTCAATACGGCAACTCTCTTCTGGTACGTTATGTCGAGAACGGCAAACGTCTCACCAAGAGAGTTAAATATCAACCCACACTATTCGACCTTGTGAACACGAGGGAGAGAACAGGATACAGTACCCTAGATGGGCGTGTTGTACTACCGCATAAGTTCGACTCCATTCGTGATGCCAAGGATTGGATTGCAGATAGAGATAATCAGGATATCGTGTTTGGTAACACACAATATCCCTATTGTTGGATTGCAGACGAGTATCCAGGCCGTGTCGATTGGGACTTGGACCAGATGCTTGTCATCACCATCGACATTGAGGTGGAGTGCGAGAACGGTTTTCCGAAACCAGAGGACGCACTCGAGCCCATGTTGTCCATTACCGTCAAGAATCATCAAACCAAACGCATTGTGGTGTGGGGATTGCATGATTTCCGTAATGACCGTGATGATGTGACATATATCAAGTGCGAGAGTGAAGTTCATCTGCTCAAGGAGTTTCTTGCGTTCTGGGAGAGGAATGTACCAGATATCGTGACAGGATGGAACACTGAATTCTTCGATATTCCCTATCTCTGCAATCGTATCAAACGAGTGTTTGACGAGGACGAGGTGAAACGTCTATCTCCATGGCGCAACGTATTTGACCGTCAAGTGTATCAGATGGGTAGAACACACCAGATTTACACCATCGACGGTGTATCTGCACTGGACTATTACGACCTGTATCGGAAGTTCACATATACGAACCAAGAACGGTACACACTGGACCATAT